TTATCAATTTCAGTTTTGTGATCAGCAAACTCATAAATCAAACCAGGAACACTAATTACATTAAATGCATACTGATCTTTGTTTTTCAACAAGTTAATTGTAGCACTGTAATCTGATGCAGATACACCTTGGGTTTGAGTATTTGTTATATCTTTATAGAAATTAGTAGTATCATCATTAGGGAATAAAGCACCTGTTCCACCACTGAAAGATCCACTTTGGTTAGCGGGCATTGAAGAAGTGAATTCAGGTTTGAAATTACCTGCACCGTCTAAATAATCAGGGGTGGGTTTGTGAACCGCACTTATTATTACGTATTTAGACTTATTAGGATATTCACCCGTGATTTCAATAAATGAATCATCACCGTCAGTTCCTACAGAGAATTCTTGGTTACCAATTACTTTTTGAATGTAATCATCTCTTTTAGGGTCAAGTGAAACACCTCTAAATGTTTCTAAGACTTTTTTATCGGCTGTTCTATCATCACCCTGTCTAATAGTAAGGGTAAATATACCAGAGCCTGAGTCTACATTACTAATTTCATATCTCAAGTTATCAGCTGAGCCACTAGGTAATGCCTGACCCGCTGTTTCGGTTGAGTTACTATTTTGGTTAGTACCCTGAGAAATGGTTTTAATGTCAAATACATCATTAGTACCAGTACCTGCATTTGAACCTGTTACAATATTACCAGATGTTGCAGCGCTAAATGATCCACTAGCTACTCTAATTACTGTAAGATTAGCTCCACCTTGTTTGAAATAGTTTTGAGCTGATATGTTACCAAAGTAAGCATACTCAATACCACCACTAACAACCGTAGAACCAAATTTAGTTTTATAATCGCTGTATGTAGTTACTTGTGTAGGAATACCTACAGGTCCCTTTACAGCAGGGGTTATGAGGGCTGCTCCTATAGGTGCGGCAGCGGCCTCAAGCGTTACAGGAATATTTTCATTTTGAAATACTCCTGGAGAAATTATTTGTTCTGCCATGTTAAAATTCGAATTTTAAAGTTAAAAATATTATTAAACAATTGTCTTGTTGATAAATATATAAAAAAAATTCAAAACGTTTTTACGATTGAAAAAGTCCTTCTTCTACATTTATAGTACCATTACCATATTTTTGGGATAATTGGGCAGCTAGTTCTTTTTCTTTATTTTTATAAGTTTCTAATTGTTCAACTAGTTTTTCTTTTTGTAATTCTAAAGATTGAATTTGAAATTCTAATTCACCAAATTCTGTTATTAGTTTTTCTTGAGAATCCTGGGTATCTTTAATTTGTTTAATTTCTTCAGAGGTAAGTTTTTGTTCTGCCATTTTAATCTAAATTTGTATTAATTCCTTCAATAAAATTATTACCTCCTTCTCTTGATAAACTTTCAATAGTTTCTTGACTTATTATAACTTTAGAGTCACTTGAAAATTTCTTAAGAGCAGTAAGGTCTTTTTGTATAACGTTTGGTATAATATAACCATTTAATTTAATATCAAAGTTAGCTCTAACAGTTCGTTGAGTCCCAACGTTTAATTCTGTAATTGTTTGATAACCATCAATTAAAGCTTTAAATTTAAAACGCTCGGGATCACCCCAATATGTGTCTGCCGCATAGTTTATAGATTCAATTACCTGGTTTAATTGTTCCATGTAATATGTGTAAACTACACACGAATATGTAAAATTAACAAAATCAGGAATTACAATAGCTTGGTAAGTTTTAATAGGTTTAGCACCATTTAACACACTTAAATTATTATAATGGTTTCGTTTAGAATATGATTGTTGGAATACTGCATAATTTTGGGGAAAGTTAGCATCAACTTTATTTGTAATTCCCCTATTTCTCGCAATATTAGTTCGCTTATACATGATAAGCGGAGCCATGATTTTACCTTTTTTATCTCTATAGTATCCATCACGTTGAATTGATTTCCATCTTTCGGGGGCACCATATATAGTAGGTACAGCTATTCTATTTCCATTTTGGACAACACTAGGTTTTATAACATTAT